GGTGATTATGATGTGGTTTTTGAATTTAAGGACGGCACGAAGTTTATAGAGTATCACTCCATTGCCTTTGGCCGGATGTCTCAGAAACGCTTTGAAGCCTATGTGCGTGAGCAATTGCCGTTCATATACAGCGAAGTCATCCAGGCTTTGTATCCTGACAAGCTAACCAGTGACCGGATCATTGCAAGTATTGAGGACGAATATCAAAATTTTTTGTCCAGACTTTGAATAAGTGAAATAAAGTTGTAAATTTGCAATACCAAATTAATTGTACGATGAGTTTATTGAGCAAATTATCCGTTTTAACATACCCCGTTTCGGGCAAAATTCCTTCAGGTGGAGCGTACACTCCGTGGGCCTGGAGGTTTTTTTGTTTCGGAACGGGGTTCTGTTTTTATCACCATGTCTGAAGGTTGGATAAAATTACATCGTAAGTTTGAGGATTGGGAATGGTTTAATAATTCCGAGATGGTACATCTATTTATTTATCTCTTATTAAACGCGAATCACGAGGATGGGAAATGGAGAGGAATAGACATAAAAAGAGGCCAGATATTAACCGGACTTCATACTCTAAATGAGCATACGAAAATCAGTATTCAGAAATTAAGGACTTGCTTATCTAAATTAGAAAAAACCGGAGAAATCAACAAACAAACAACAAACAAATATAGTATTATAACTATCATAAATTATGACAGTTATCAAGGGTATCAACAAACAACTAACAACCGACCTAACAAACAACTAACAAACAATCAACAAACAACTAACAACAAACAAGAATATAAAGAAGGAATAGAATTAAAGAATAGAGAATCTGAATTTAAGGAATTAGTTAGGCAATTTTCAAGTCAGTATCCCGTTAATATGCTAAAGTCATTTTGTGATTACTGGACTGAACCAAACAAATCCAAAACAAAGATGAGATTTGAGTTAGAAAAGACATTTGAAATCAGCCGAAGGTTAGTGACCTGGGCTTCTCGTGACAAGACGTTTATTAAAACTGAACACGCACAATCTGAACCTGCATATTATAAGCCCCTACCTAAACTATGAATCCAGAACAAGCAATATTATCCTGTATGCTCAATGATGTGACGATTGCCAAAGAAGCCGTTTCACGTTTGGAGCTTTTTGATTTTGTTGATGACAAGAACCGGAAGATATTTAAAGCAATCCAGAAAAACATCTCTGATGGAGTTATACCGGAGATGATAACCGTGACCAGGCACTGCAAAGAATTGGCGGTTTACATCACTGAATTGTCGTCTTCAATCGCTTCAACTGTAAACTATCAGGAATATATTTCAATCCTGATTGAAGAAGGGAGCGTTCGCCGGTTGCATGAGAGTGCATCATATCTTGTCAATCTGGGAACAACTGAGGAAATCATTGAACGTGTAATCAGTGAAGTTGAGTATGTCGAAAATCGTATGGCTGGAGTTGAAGATTATTCGACTGAAAAGACCGTAACTAAATCACTTATATCTTTTGAAGAACGTGCCATTGGTAAGAGCCCAGGCATAAATACACCGCTTCCGAACCTCACGAATTATACCGGAGGATGGCAGCCTTCGGATTTGATAATCATTGCCGCCCGTCCGTCGGTAGGGAAAACAGCCTTTGCTCTGGCTTGTGTTCAGAGTGCTATCGAACAGAATAAGTCAGTCGTATTTTTCTCATTGGAGATGGCAAGAGAAAGATTAATGGATAGGATAATTGTCGGTTATTCTGGTGTTGATGCTATAAGGTATAAACTTGGCAAACTTGATGAACGCGAACGCGGATTAGTTTATGACGTAGCTGACGGTCTGAAATCAAAGCATATTATCATTAATGACCGGGGATCAATAAGCCTGACCGAAATAGAAGCCTTTGCAACGGCGCGACGTAAAGAAAAGAAATGTGATTTAATCATTGTGGATTATCTTCAACTGATGAAAGTCCGTTCTGACAGAAATAAGACCCGCGACGGGGAGTTGTCTGAGATCAGCCGAGGATTGAAGATGCTGGCTCGCGATCTGAATGTTCCGGTCATTGCCTTATCTCAACTTAATCGCCAGGTAGAACAACGCGGGAATAAGAAACCAATGCTTTCTGATCTTCGGGAATCAGGGGCGATTGAGCAAGACGCTGACATTGTTTTGTTGCTTTACCGCGCATCTTACTACGGAGAAAAGGAAACTATTGTTGATGGGCGTAATGTATCGGCAGCGGGCGTAGGAGAGGTCATCATTGCCAAACATCGCAACGGCAATGTAGGATCAGAGTTTTTTAGCCACAACGAAAGCATGACGCGAATAACTGAATATCGCGCACAACCAGACCTGACAATAAATAACTATTATGAAACTGAACCTGTTTTTTAAGCCCCGCCTCAGTCGTCGCATGGCACGGCAGTTGGCAAAGAACTTAATCCTGATGATGGAGATTGAAACCCTGGTCACACGGCCGAATAGTGCAGAAGCTGACAAAATCAGGGATAAGTATTTGAGAGAGATAAATAAACGCAGAGAAATTGAACAATCAACGCAGAACTGACATCATGGAATATTCAGAATTTTTAAAGCAAAAGCAACATAGTTCTATTGATTACGGAATTAAAGCAAAGTTTCTGCCTGATACAATGTTTGACTTTCAGAAGCACGTCGCCGAATATGCTATAAGAAAGGGGCGTGGAGCAGTGTTTCTTGACACGGGACTTGGTAAAACTATTATTGAGTTAGTCGTGGCAACTAATTATGTAAAAGCAATGAATAAACCGGTCCTAATAATTACTCCGTTGGCTGTTGCGGCACAACATCTAAAGGAGGCCGAAAAATTTGGCATCCCAGACGTGGAGCATACAAGGGACGGCAAGTATAAAGGCAAAATTGTTTTGATCAATTATGAACGCCTGCACTATCTTAATTCATCTGATTTTGATTGTGTTATTTTGGATGAAAGCTCAATTCTTAAAAACTTTGATGGTGCTATAAAGAATCAGATTAACTATCGGTATTTATTCACCGCTACCCCATCGCCGAATGATTATATTGAACTTGGCACAAGCTCCGAAGCGCTGGGATATTTGGGTTATATAGATATGCTATCAAAGTTCTTTCGTAACCGTAATAACTCAATTGACCCTGCACACTTGGGAGTTGAATGGTATCTCAAACCTCATGCAGAGAATGACTTTTGGCATTGGGTTGCATCGTGGTCCATATCTGCAAAGAAACCTTCAGATATAGGATTTGCAGATGATCGGTTTATACTTCCGGCGCTTCATGAAGTTGAAACTATATTGAGAAACGAAAACCCGTTGACTATTGACGGGCAGACAAAACTATTTGCCATGCCTGCCGTTGGGTTCCACGAGATCAAACAGGAAGCAAGGGCAACAATTAAGCAGCGGTGTGAAATGGCAGTCGAAAAGGCCAACCAACATGACATATCTGTTTACTGGTGTAATCTGAATGATGAAGCCGACGAGTTAATGAGATTGGATCCCACGGCTGTTGAAGTCCGGGGCAATATGGATATTGATAAAAAAGAGGATATACTGTTAAATTTTTCGGCTGGCAATATTAAAAAGTTGGTAACAAAGACAAGTATCACGGCCTTTGGATTGAACTGGCAGCACTGCAATCATACAACGTATTTCCCGACATACAGCTACGAACAATATTACCAGGCTATCCGTCGCTTCTGGCGGTTTGGACAGACACGGCCCGTTACCGTTGACCTTATTTTGTCTGACGGCCAGGAACGGATTATGCAAAGTCTGATTCATAAAAAAGACAAGGCTATAAAGATGTTTGAAAAGCTGACACAACAGACCAATAAGGATTTTAAAATAGATACAAAGGGGTACGATAAAAATTTAATAAAACCTATGTTTATATAATTTGTTTCCCATTGTATAATATACTATATTTGCCATTATATAAATAATGACATGAAATATTATAAAACAATTCAGGTAGACAAAAAACAGGTCAGGCTTCATAGATATTTAATAGAGCAGCATTATGGGATAAAATTAAATAGAAATGAATTAGTTCATCATATTAATGGTGATATGCTTGATAATCGGATAGAGAACCTTGAAATTATTACACGATCTGAACACAAAAAGAAACATCCTGAAATAGGGAGAAATACGAGATTTAAAAATAAGTATAAATTTATAAAAAGTGAGATAATGAGTTTATATGAAACGCATACAATACAACAAATAGCTGATTATTATAATTGTTACCCGATGACTATATGGTCATTTATGAAGAAAAACAATATAAAGACAAAAAAAAGAGGAAGACATGAAAGTTAAAGATCAGGTTCACGATGCTAATTATAGCATTTATAATTCAGACTGTATGGACGTAGTTTCTGAATTACCAGCAAATAGTATTGATTTAGTTATATATAGCCCTCCATTTTGCGGACTTTATAATTACAGTTCAGATCACAGGGACTTTTCAAACTGCGAAAGCCGGGACCAGTTCATTCAACAGTATGAGTTTCTAATTTCCGAACTCGCACGGGCAACAAAACCGGGCCGTATCAATGCTGTTCACGTCGAGGATATTCACGATAATACCGGAAGGCTATGGGACTTTCCGGGTGAAGTTATACGGATTCACGAAAAACATGGATTTGAATATCACAATCGGATAACCATTTGGAAGGAGCCATTAAAGGTCAGAATGAGAACAATGGTTCAATCCCTGATGCATAAGTTTATTGTCGAGGATGCGACAAAATGTTTTACCGCAATGCCGGACTATGTTTTGATATTTAAGAAACGTGGTGAAAACACGGTTCCAGTTGTTCACCCTAACGGGCTAAATGATTATGAATATTTTGGGTCGACCCCGTTTTTAGAGGCTCACAAAGAAACCTACGGTAATTATACCGACTTTCGACACAAATGGATAGGATTTTCTGGCGATCCAAGAGAAAACAAATTATCGCATCTGACATGGCAGAGATATGCCTCGTCTGTATGGGATGACATAAGAATTGATAACGTACTGCCATTTAAGGACAGCA